TTAAAAGGGGGTTGTGGTCTCTGGTCTCCGGCCTAAGGAAAAAGTTTGTGTCTCTACTACACCCCCGGCACCAACCTGACCCTTACGTTCCGCTCTGCTCCACTCACTAATCGACACCTCATAAGTGAAAATTTTTTCATACCAGGGTCATTGGATGGCTAGAGAGAACCGCTTCAGACTACAATGCCGCAGACTATTCCTGACGTACCCACACTGCACCGCAAGCATACAGGAGGTGTACGACCTCATACACTCGAAGAAAGAAATCAAATTTGCCCGTATTTGCATCGAACCTCATTCAGACGGCACTCCTCATATTCATGCAGCTGTTATGTTCGCCAAAAAGGTCAATATCTGCAATGCAAGACTGTTTGATATCAATGACCATCACTGCAACATGGAGAGCATTAAAAACTGGCCTGCTACTCTCAACTACTGCAAGAAAGGTGATAACTGGGAAGACTTTGATAATGACGATGATCCTGATCAACCAATGCAAGATAACTTGTTTGAACTAGCTGAAACAATGCCTAGCAACGATTTCTGGGAATACTGCCGTCTCAAAAAAGTACCATTCGCTTACGCTTCTAACGCAATGAGAAAAAAGAAGAGTATGTTCACGATAACTGATAGCACCCCATATGGAATCATCAGAGAAGATCTTGGTGCCTATACCATCACCGAGGATTCACCAGCTACTCTCGCCTCCACAGTTCTCGTCGGACCCTCAGGTATTGGCAAAACGTCCTGGGCAATACGAGAAAGCGAAAAGCCATCACTCCTCGTTACTCACATGGACGCACTTAGAAAACTCAACGGATCACACAAGTCAATCATCTTCGACGACATGTCCTTCACCCACATTCCAAGAGAAGCTCAAATACATCTGGTCGACAGATTTCAGCCAAGACAAGTACATGTCCGTTATGGGACTGCAGACATCCCCGCAGGAATCCAGAAGATCTTCACCGCAAACCAGTATCCCTTCGTCGCCGATCCCGCGATAGATCGCCGAGTTCACAATAAAAACCTTTATTAAACTTCTTCATAAACATCGCCTTCACCCGTTTCGGCATTCATCAATTTCTCAGACGTAATAGCCTGCTGCTGATCATTATAGTAGTATCTCTTTAAAGCATACTGAGGCCAGACTTGTTGATACGTTTCTGTAAATACAAAATCTAGGGCACCGCTACCCAAAGCGATATTCGTATCCGTAGTAGCATCATTAACTGGGAATCCTCTAGCAACAGCAAAACAGTAATGAGTTTTGTTAGCAAGATTAGTTTCATTCGTTTCCATTATACTATTATTTAATACGCTATTCATATTTCTTTTAATATAATGTATATGACTTCTACCAGCTTCCATATATATTTTGGTGACTTTCATAACTCTGTATTTCCGACAAAACATAACACTTTGAAAAGGAGTAGCCCCAATATTATTTCTACCAGCAGCAACACTACCACCTTCTTCAGAATCTTCCAATCCATTACCCCAAGCATTTAACGGATTAGCCCAAGCTGAGCTGGTATTACTATCTGTTCTAGCAACCACATCATAAAGCGTTATCAGAACATTCGCGTTGCTCATGTTGCTGATGTTAACAGATCCGGTCACGCCTTTCACTACCATTCTTGTAGTATCATCTCCATTAGCAGATGCTCCAATATTATTCATTACATTCTGTATCTGTTGTACACCAAAAGTTGTCGCAACATTTAAAACTCCTTGAGATCCAGCATCCCATTCAAGTCGCTTAGTATCAACATACTTATAAACACTTAGTGTACCAGCTTTCAACATGTTTCGCACATTAGGATAACACTTTCGGTTCTCACGAAAATAAGAATATCCAATCCCATTAGAAGCACTAATTATTTTGTTGCCTATATTGCGCCGTTGCTTTTTAGCACTAGTTTTAGAACGCCAATTGTTAAACGACTTACGAGCGTAATTACCAAGATAACGGCCAACACGTACAGCCGAGCGTAACGAGTAGGGGCTATAGGGTGAGTAACGCCTTGCGTTGTACCTACTACTTCTTGCAACTCTACGTCTTCCATTGTAAGACATTTGCAAGGGTCTGCATTTAAATTAAACCATTGATATAGGTGTTTCCAACCCCCCGTAATATTA